AAAGGAAATTGAGCAGCGTCGATCTTGGCTGAGAGTTCGGCCACCGCCGCCTGTACGGCGTCGATGCGAGCGTTCAACTCGACACGTAGGTTCTCGACCAGTTCATCGACGCGGCCACCGAGTGAGGGGTCGGCGGGCAGCTGCTCGGCGGTCGGCGGGGATACGTCTGCCGGGTTGGGGCCTTCAATGGTCATGATGTCTCCTTGATTTGCACTACTTGATGATGCGCTCGCTCTCCAGCGGGGGAAGCTCCCCCTGGACCTTGCCGAAAGCGATGATCTCGCCCACGGCGAGATTGAACTTGGTCATCCCCCGCAACATGATGTCGCCCGAGGCCAGTGTGTAATCCACGGCTCTCTGAGCCGCAGGGGTCGAGCGATCGGCCAGGATCAGAGTGACCTGCTGACGGAGGAACTCCTTGGCGTCGCGATACCACAGAGAGCGATGCTCGGCCAGCTGACGCAGTTGTTCCTGCTGATCCTCCGTCAGTGACTCGATCAACGTCGTGGCCCGACCGCCGATGTCGTCGGTGAACGGATAGAAGCCAAACTCCACGGTTCTCATAGTCAAGTATCATACTCACCAAGTCTTCGGAAGACGCAGGGTGTTCAGTCCCCGTGGATCTGACATGGACCGTGGAACGAGGGTCTTCTCGCCGGAACGAACCTGTTCGGGGTAGGCCTCACCCTGTACCCCGAACCACGACAGCGACTGAGTGGTGGGGGCAGGAGCAGAGGCGTGCCCACCGCCGGGAAGGCGAACCTTCATCGACTGACCGGCTTGACGGTGAGCCTCCTCGTCGTAGAGGTATCCAACATCTTGACGGTTGCCGAGTGCAAACCCGCCGCCACGCTTGGTGACAGCCATGTTGGCGGTCTTCATGATCTCTTCGGGGTTGACTCCCTCGCCCAAGGCGTTGGCGACACCGAACGGCAGGCCAGATGAGGTTCTGGCTGCCCATGCGTCGATGGTGGAGGTCGGGTCACTCCAGGCCGGATGCGACATCGCCCTACGGATGTGACTCTCGGCGTCGGGATGGGCAGCGAACCACCTGTCCCCGTGAGCAAGAGCACCGAGGAAGTGATGCGTACCCTTGGCGATTGCGCTGCTCCCGGCCTCATCGATGTTCCAGGTGTAGGAGGGAATCTTGTGGAAGTCGAACCCACCGAAGTCGTTGGGGTCGCTGTAGAACCGGCTCATCGCCCGCGCCCCCTTCGGATATCCCGATACGCCGAGACTGCCGAGGAAGGCACGGGTCGGCTCAGCCAGTTCGTCGGGGATCTCAATGTGAGCACCACCACTCAGGGCTTCATCGCGAGCACGCTTGCTCGCTGACATCCTTTCGGGCTTGCCCTTGGGGATGATGATCCCCGACTTGGTCGCTCCGTGCTGGAGCAGGAGGGTCGCAGCATCGGGGTGGGTCTGCACCAGCTTCCGCATGTTGGTGCGACCGTGCTCGATCGGTGGAAGGCTCGTCGCCCCCTTCAGTTGAGTGCTGAGGAAGTGGGCAGCACGCTCGTCCAGGTTGAAGCGGATGTCTTCACCACCGCGAAGGATCGCCCCCATGCCAGCGCCGCCCGACACCTCCTGCTGAGGAGGAGTGCGAGCTGACAGCGGAGCGATGGCAAGCTCCAAACGCCGTGCCTCTTCAGTGCCAGCACCCATCGTCCGGTTGGCGATCGTCCGACCGATGCGATTACGACCGGGGTAGTACATCCCGGCGTTGACCGGGAGCATCTCACCAGTCTCTCTGGCGTGCTTACGGACGGCCTTGACGGGAGCCATCGCTGTATCCCTGATGCGCTTGACCGAAGCCTCCATGCCGGTAGCGGGGAGGCCCCCTTCGGCCATCTTCATGCCCTGAGCCAGCATCTCCTGGTGTGCGAGCACCTTCATCGGCACTGTCTGGCCCGTCTCACGCATTTCAGCGATCTTGGCGGTCGTAGCAGCGTGCCGCTGCCCGATCATCCCGGCGATCTCAGCACTACGACCGCTGAGGCCCGACATGGCCTCTTCAGCCTTCTCCCGAGTCTCCTGAGGCAAATCTGCGAAGTGGAAGCCGCCTCGGGGGTGGGACAACTCGCCCCACGGAGTGATCCCCCGTCTCGTCGTGTTGGTCATCAGCCCCCCAGTCCTCGCGGCTTGCGCCAGCCGCGCGACGTGTTCTTGGACCGGTTCGTCTCCATGACGTCGGGCCGGTCGGTGTACTTCGGGTTCCGCAGGCCACCAGGCTGGAGCTTGGAGGGCAGCTGCTTCATCGAAAGGAACTTCTCCTGCACCGACTTGATCAGGTCGGGCTGATCGTTGAGCATCTCGAAGCCCGTGGTGCTCTCGGGCGTCGGCTTGATCAGGTAGTTGCCCAAGTTGGAGGGAGGCCGACCGATCGCTGCACTGCGGTCAGGCGTGATCGGCTGATTGAGCTTCAACGGGACTGGCCCGGTTGCTGTTGGCTGCTTCGCCGCCTTCTTGGTGGCCACCAATGGCGGCGGCTTCATCAAGGGCGGCTTCAGGGTCTTCGCCGCCATCGTGATCTCAGTCGTTCACCATCGCTGGGTTCAGCCGGATGAGCCGCTGCTCGGAGCCAAGCTCCATCTCGAACTGCGGCGGGCCTTGGCCGATCGATGCGCCGATGACGAAGTCGTTGAGCATCGTCGGGGCCTCGATCCAGGTGGCCGAGCCGACGTGAGCACGCTCACGCATCGTCTCATCGGCGCCCTTCCAGTTGGTGAAGGTCCGGCCTCGACCGTCCCCCGCCGTATCGCCGTATGCACCACGGCCGAAGTCGTTGGGCACATCGGTGTCGGTGGCGACGCCCTCTTCGAAGCGAAGCGGACCGCGCCTCACGTTGTTGACGGCGATTGCGTGCTCGTACTGGACCTCACGGTCGGGGTAACTCATGGGCACCTCCTTATCGGGATATCGATTGGAGCCTACTCCTACCGCCCTCGGTAGAAAGGACTATCGACCTGCTCAACGACCGGCACCGTCTCCAGCATCGAGCAAGCGCAGGCCAGAGCAGCTGAATCGACGTAGTCATCTCTGGCCTCACGCTCTTCGGGAGCCTGGATGAGGAGATACTGCCCCCGCATCACCTTCTCGGCGTCGACCATCTGCTGACGGAACCGACGCCACACACGGGTGCGGCGGGCCTTGGAGTGACCGGGGTAGATGAACATCTGCCGCTGGATCAGCTGGATCATGTGCTTCCAGCGCTCTGACTGGGTCTTGGAGTCGCTGGAGAAGGGGATGACCTCGCACCTGCTGCCCATCAAACGGGCCATGCGGTCGGCAACCGCCGAACCCATGCCCTGGGCGTCCACGCCCATGAAGGCCACGTCGTAGGAGTCGAGGAACTCCATGATCTCGAAGTACTGCTCTTCCCAGGCGGTGTTGTTGATCTCCAGCCAGTTGAGGATGCGGTGCTCCCGGTACCCGGCCGGGTCGGGGAAGTCCCAGTCCACCCAGGTGACCGTGACGACAGTGGAGTCCTTCACGCGCGCAGGGTCGATGCCGACCACGACGGGGGATCGGTGCCAGCCACGGACCAGCTGCATCGAGGGGTCGGCCAGCATGTCCAGGTCGTCCTCGGTGACGAGCATGCCTCGCTCAAGCATCCACTTGAGGGCGTAGGACATCTGGAACTCATCGGAGTCCTCACCGAGCCGGAGCTTCTCCTTCTCGATGAACTTCTTGTAGGAGGGGTTGTACTTGCAGACGGTCCGGTAGTCGTACTCGTAGTGGTTGGCCTTCGACCGCTTCGACACCTGCCGCCGCTTGTTGACGTTGATGGCCTTGTAGAAGTCACCCTTGGAGTAGCCGGGGGTGCCGATCTTGACGATGGTCCCTGCGTAAAAAGCGAGCATTGGATGGATGCTTTTTCGGACCACTGTGTCATCGGCATCCTGGGCCTCGTCAAGGATGATGATGTGGTACGACGCTCCCTCGATCTTGGCTCGGGGGTTGGCTGTCTGGCGGCGGCAGAACGAGCCGCTGGAGAGCTTGAGCACCTTGGACTTGCCGTCGACCCGCTCATCGATCTCAGGGTCGAGCATGATCGCCTCGGCGTGCTCTGAGGTGAGACGGCTGACAATGCGTGAGAAGACGAGGTCGGCCTGGTCATCGACCGGAGCGAAGATGCCGATCCAAACGCCCCTCTTGAACTTCTCCAAGATCGGGTAGGTCTTGGCCAGCTTGGGGAACAGCACCATGCAGCCCGACAACGTGGTGGCGACGACCTCGCTCTTGCCCGACTGACGAGCCATGAGGCCGGTGACCTCTTCGGCGTCAGCGATGATCAGTGACTCAATGATGCGGTAGGACAACGAGCGCTGATAGGGGAAGAGTTCGAACCCGGCCAGTTCCTCGCAGAACAAGATGGTGCGCTTGATCAACTGGTCGAGGAACCCCGCCATCTCGGGGTCGAGGTCTTCGACCTCCCTCTCTTCGCCCTCGTACTCGGCCTCCTCTTCTTCCAGAAGGTCTTCGGGATCTGGGCCGTATCCCAGGTCTTCGATCAAGCTCACAGTGCCATTCATACCAGGGCTGGACGCGAAGAGGGAGGCTCTTGCGAGCCTCCCTCCGTTTCACCGATCGGACCTACGAATGACCAACCCATAGATCCGCATCAGGAATCGTACCTCAGGTGACCTTCGTACGCCTCTCCGAGTAGTACTTCGATGCCTTGGCCAAACACGCCGTTCCCAGACACCCCTGATTGCGTCGGTAGAGACTGGCGTCGGGACAGGTGGCCGAATCACGGTCGGGATCAATGCCGCATACGCCACGTTCCACCGCAATGACCGGCTTGGGCTTGCGACCCGAGCGCTCCTTCTCCAGAGCCTCGACCCGCTTCTCCAAGCTGACGATGCGGTCGTGGTCCTTCACCACAGAGTGGGCTGGGTCGGAGGATCGGTGTCGACCGGCAACGGCGGGGTGATGACGATGCGGTACGAGACGCCATCGGGGGCCAGACCGGCCAGAGTGCCGTCAGGGCGCATCTCGTAGCCCTCCCAGGTGACGTTGTTGCGGCTGGCGTAGTAGTCCCGGTAGCTCTCGAACAGCTCGATGACATGCAGTTCAGCCTGAACGTCATCGAGAGGAACATCGATCGAGCGGAGTTCCTCTTCACCGAAGAGCGGTCCTGCGCGTACCTCGACGTGGTAGGAGGTGGGTTGGTCGGTCATTGTCATACTCCAAATGTATCAAACATTTGGCAGAACCGCAACGTGCTTGCGCCGCAGGGCTTTGGTGAGTGCGTCAGCGCTCATCAGGTGCTGCTCCAACAGAGCCAAGGCCATCTCAGGGTCACCGAGCCTCTGCCGGTACGTCTTCATCTGCTCGGAGGCGTTCATCATGTCCGCTTCCAGGGCGCTGAACAGATCCGCCTCGCTCAGAGCGTCCAGACGGCTCGACTCCGGTATCGGCGGCAACTTCTTCTTGAACATGTGGCCCTCTCCACTCTCGGATATCGACCTCGTCAATGTCTCCCAGCCGACGGTGCGGGTCACTACCTCTCATACAGCGGCCGAAGTGCAGGGCACTACTCCCGATCTTGATCCTGAAGCCCCAGGTAGATCGCCTGAACGGGTCGAGATCCTCGATCAACCAGGCTCTTGTGAGATCAAACTTGCGATTATGAATGGCGATGTCGCGCTCGACGCCCCAGTAGAACTCGATATCGCCATATGGTCTGACACTGTGGACAACGATCATTCGGAGCGGTTCCTCGTCACGCTGCGGCGGTTCCGGTTCGACGGGGCGTTCACCTCGTCAGGGGTGAGACGCCGGTAGTTCCCCATCCCGTTGAGGACACGGTTGATGTACTTCCCCTTCGAAGCGATGCGGGCGAAGGCCCTGAATCCCTCGTAGTCCATGTCCCCGTAGGCGTAACCGGGGTTGTTGTTGTTGACCCAGGTGACCTGAATCTCCTTCTTGAGGTAGTCGTAGCGGTAGGCCTTGACCCGAGTGCTCGACGGTTCTGCCCAAGGGCCGAGATCGGTCTGGAGCACCTCACCAAGAGCACTGCCGCCTTCGCCGGGAAGATCCTCGGCCTGACCCTTCCGTGTCGAGCGACGATCGTTCGTCGTCTGCTTCTCGGTGGTCCTGGGCGTGTCTTCTCGGATGCGCCCCATCGCCTTGGGGGACAAGCCTGCTGCCTTCGCCACACCATCGACAATACAGCGACTCTGTAACGTGGTGCCGATGGTCATCCACGGCAACAACGTGTCCGTCGCCATTCGCTTGGATGAGGACGGCGGCGATGTCAGCGTCGTCGTCGGCATCCACTGCGATGACGAAGAGACAGCATGGGTCGATCTGACCTCTGAGGTCGCTGCCCAGATCGCCCTGGCTCTGACAGCGCGCGCCGTTGAGGCTCGGGCGCTGGAGAAGGAGATCGCTGCCATCCCTGAGGAGACGAAGCAGTCAGGCCTACAGCTGCTCTGGCAACGGCTCAACTCTCAGATGAACTGAGAGGCCCGTCGCCCCCCTGCCGCAGAATGACTAACTGCGACAGGGGGGAGGATGAGACACACTCAAGAAAGGCACCCGCCCCACAAACCAAGGGCAGGATGAAGAGAGGGTGGGCCTATCTCATCCTTACGCTTCGGCGCAGTCGTCCTCATGGTCGAGGAGACTGGCCTCGTTCTCGAAGTCCGCTCCGCAGTAGAAGCAGGACCACTGCGACACGATCGCTACTTTCGGGCCTGCTTGAAGCCGCGAGAGAAGTTTTTCGTCACTGACTTTGGGGGACCTGAACGGGTTGACCCGCCACTGCTCTTCCCGCTTCTTGAACTGTTCGAGGGTGAGGTGCGAGGTCGTGGAGCCGTAGAAGCCTTCTTGGAAGTGCTGGCCCGCTTTCGCGGACTTGCTGTACTCCTCGATGCGCCTGCGGAGATACTCGCGATCAGCCGCTGCTGATGAAGAATCTGGGATTTCAGCCATTGGATCTCTTCCAGAAGGTCTTGAACGACACGCAGTTCACGGGTGAAGGTGGGATCCGCCATGAGGGCGGCGATGGTCTGGCCGGTGACCTCGGTGACGACATCGACCAGTTCGGGGGGTACACGATCAGCGACGTACCCCCGTACGCCAGCAGCAAGCCGCTGGCCTGGATCTACCCCTCCAGTAGACACCAGCCGGTGTTCTCGTCCAGGGTGACGGTGAACTTCTCAGCCTCGTTGTGACGGGTGATCAGGGCCACCCTGGCGTCAGCAGGGAGATCACCCAGGGCGACCATCAGGTCTTCCACCGTCATCTCCATCGGGCGAATATCCACATCCTCTGTTGTATCAGGCGGGGAGCCGTGGAAACCCTCCAAGAAGGCCTCCTGCAAGACAGGGTCGCGGACTGTGGCGTTGTTGTCAGACATCAGGGGTCTTCCATCCTTCTTCAGCTGCCAGTTCGGACTGGCGTTGGAAATAGTCGGCTACGTCGATCAACTCCAGCTTGCGCTTGGGGTCATCGGTCAGTCTGGCGGCGACTC